ATATGGTAAAGTTAGAATGGTAAAGTTCAGAATAAAAAACATAACCTAAACAAGAACTTTAAAGACAATTCTTTTTCAAAGTTCTGCATAGTATATAAAAAAGCCTTCGATTATAATACAATCAAAGGCTTCTTCTGTAAGTATTTTGCGGTGCGTACGGGACTTTCGCATCTTTATGTTACTCAATTGATTACACGCCAAAATTTCAATGTACCGCAGTATGTACCACCTTGCGGGGTTAATAATATATTAGTTAAGTTATTGTATTGCTATTGCAGCTTTAATACATGCAATACTGTCTGCAATTCTTATACTATCTGCTATTTCAAACTCTGATCGAGTATTAACATTATCCCATGCAGGGCTTATATGTTCTTCTTCAAAGAATGCTTTCCCATTAGACGTTATGTATCTATACATATCTATGGACAATTCCTCACCCTTTACAAAGTTGATTTTTGATTGATTGTAGTTCATGTGAAAATGCTCTACCCTAGGCTTATCATTTTCGTCCATGAATAGACGCAGGATATGATAGCCGTAGAAAGATGCGTCTAGGCTATCAAGCTTGCTGTATTCAATATTTCTACCTCCGTTTATAGGATATTCTTTTTCAATCATGCTAATAGCTTTTTCTCGCAAATCAACCTTCGCAGATTTACTACACCCCATAACGCTAATAAGTAGTATTGCAATATATAAAAGCCTTTCCATATTATATTTTATTTCTATAATCTTAAATCAATCCAAATAACTAAATGATATCTCTGCAAACCCATCCTTTTACGAGAAATAACTTATGTATATCCTCTTTGTTTATGTCAAAAGGCGCATACTCTTTATTTTCGCTTTCGCATCGTATAGCATTTTGGTTATCTGAAGGTTTTAGGTATTTTACAACTCTGTATCCGTTTTTTGTCACCACTAAATAAATTCTCCCCCAATCTATAAAACTTTCCGTCCATTCCATTAGAATTAAGACTTGTCCGCTTTTAATGACAGGATACATAGAGTCTCCATAAGCGTTAATTGCATATTTACATTCAGAGAAGCCGGGCAATACAATGTCAACACAAGATTCATTTGGATCATCTAAGAATTGAACACCGCCCATAGAGCCGCTAACGGTTGGAAAGTATTTAATCACATTCTGTGGATTCGGTTGAGGCTTAATTATAGCACACGCTGATTTAAGCATTTCCCCTTCTCCTGTAAGAAGCCATATTGGGGATATATCCGTATATACGTTCAGAATAGACTTGATAATAGAAACATTAGGCTCACTTCCTCTCGAAAACAACGAACTTATGGTTGTTTGCGCTACCCCTATTGCTTCTGCAAAGCGTCTATCCGACACTGAGTACAAATCTATTATCTTTCTAATTCTCTGTAAAACAGATTCTTCCATATTTTATTATTTAGAATGATTCTTAATAACGAAAATGAGTTCATTTATTTGCGTTAAAATTTGCAGAGTAAACGAATTTGAGTTTACTTTGCATTCGTAAAACATCACAAACGGATACAGAAATGGCCGTTAGAGAAGCGTCCCTAATTCCTATCGTCGTATGTTTGATCGCTTGCAAAGATAGGCAGTCCTTTTCACTTATCCTACAAATGTGCCAATGTTTTACGACACAATTATCGGTTCCGTGGCTGTTACCGTGATAAAAGACATTTGAAAAGCTCAATTCGAGTATTGACCTAACAGCCACAATAAAGGTCAAGAAAGAATTGGGCTTTCTTCTTTAGGAGGAGAAAAGCATATGAAAGCAGGCATAGTACAGAACATTAAGCATATTGAGATTTCAGTATGTTATGAAACTGAAAAAAGAGAAGGACGAACCGGAAAACTGATATCAGTGTCCCGATCTGTTACATCAGATGGAAAAGAAATCTATAAGGATAAAATGAGTCCTATGATGTATGTTTCATCAAAGGACCCATTACGAAACTTGGAACGTTTTCTCTTAGGATTTGAAAAGGCTGAGAGCAGTAAGGATATTGGCCCCAATGGTCGAAAGAGAATTAGCCTTTTCCAGAAGATCAGGAGACAGTTGTTTGGCGAGTAGGTCTAATTCATCACTTAGTTTTTGAATATTGGCTTTTAAGATTTCTTCTTGGGCGGCAAAGCCACCATGCCTATAGAAGTCGTGAGCCTTAGCCTTTAATTGGAAGATTATAGTTCCGCCTAAACATTTAGTTTGTTGGAGTAGCCCCATTTCCTCAAATTGATCATATATAGCTTCAATAATATCAGAGGAAGTATCAAATTCTTTAGCGCAGGAATGGACGTTGTTTTGAACACCCATACTTTCAACAGACAGTAGGTCTGCTAAAAGATCATCTTTCAGTTTTGGAGTGATAAAAGTAATCATAAGTATAAAAAATTAAATGTGACATACAAAAATAATAATTTTTCGGGCACGTCATCAATTATTCATGTGATTTTTAAATGTGACAATTTTACTTCTCTTTTGAAGACGTGCCCTTTAAAGAAACTAAGATATGGGAAACCTTGAATTGATTAGAGAAACGATGAGTTCAATTGAAATAGCTGAGCTCACGGGTAAAGAACACAAGAATGTAATGGCCGCCATTCGCACAATGGAGCCTGCATGGGTAAAAATCAACGGGCTAAAATTTAAGCTGGTTGAATACAAGGATGCCAAGGGGGAAATGAGACCGATGTATGAACTCACTAAGATTGAATGTCTCTACATTGCTACCAAGTTCAATGATGAGGCCCGGGCAAAATTGATTCTTCGTTGGGAACAATTAGAGAATGAAAGACGGAATGGAAATTTTCAGGTTCCCGCTTCCTTCAAAGAAGCTCTTCTTCTTGCTGCTCACCAACAGGAGGAAATTGAGCTGCAGCAAAAACAGATTGAAGCAAATAAGCCTAAAGTTTTGTTCGCTGAGGCTGTATCAACTTCCCAGCGTTGTTGCCTGGTATCTGAGCTTGCAAAAATCATCTCTCAAAATGGGGTAGCCATAGGACAGAATCGGTTATTTGCATGGATGCGCAAGAACGGTTATCTCTGCAATAAAGGCCAGTACTATAACCAGCCTACGCAGAAGGCTATGGAATTAGGGTTGTTTGAAATCAAAAAGACAACAATAACTAAGCCCGACGGTGATGTCATAGTAACTACCACAAGCAAAGTCACCGGTAAAGGACAGATATACTTCGTAAATAAATTCATAGGAAAGGAGGAACCGGATGCTAACCAACTTTGAAATAGACAAATTGGCCGAGGCCCTTAAAAAGAAAATGGGTGAAAAGGATGAGCTTCTGAACATCAAGCAAATTGCCGAGAAGCTGGGCCTCACCGAAAACGCCATCCGTACCCGGTGCAGCCGTGGGCAGATTCCCCACCACAAGAAGCACGGGAACCTGTACTTCTCCGAGAACGAGATAACGGCTTATTATTTGAAAGATTGAATAGTCCGCTGTGAAGCGTGCTGAGTAATAGATAAGTAGTAATATTCCCCGCCACGGGCTGGCGGGGATTTCAAAAGTCAAATCTAAAAAATATAACATATGAATAAGATCAGCAAATATACTCTCCAGTCCATCATCATAGCAATAGTCATTGCCGGATGTATCTATGGAGGTCGTGTAGAATACACCGATGATGTCCTTTCCGGCATGAGTCTTGAAAAGTATCAGTACATCCATGACCGTATCGCTCCGGCTTCGCAGTACGACGTAGCTCAGGAGTATATGAAGAACAAGAGGTTTTACGATTCAAAAACATATTAGCCATGAAAATAAAGATTGAAGATTACAAGATTCCCCTTGATAGTAGAATTGTTTCTGTTGAAGCTATTGACAACAAGTTAATCATTGGATTTGAGCCTGAACATTACGGTGATTTCCATTGTGACTTAACGGATCATGTGGAAGAAGTTCCCCGCATTGGAGACACTGCCATATTCTGGGATGACGAAGACCGTACGCGTGCTATTATCGCCCGTTTGTCGGATGATAACTCAAGTGATCTAACTGACGAGCATCCTTATAAGGCGGCTAACGATATTTGGTTCCAGAATGCTATACGCTTCCGCAGTGAGGATCAGTACCAGCAGATAACGGGTGTTACCTATGTCCACAAATAAATTGAAATCACGCCTCGATACGGTGTTCGCTATGTTCGTCCGGCTTCGGGATGCACTTCCAGGCGGAGTATTCAGATGTATCTCATGCGGCAGGCTTCTCCCCTTTGAGCAATCCGACTGTGGTCACTACATCAACCGTCAGCACATGGCTACCCGGTTCAATGAAAAGAACTGCAATGCCCAGTGCCGGAAGTGCAATCGCTTTGACGAGGGGAATATACAGGGCTACAGACGCGGTTTGATTGCCAAGTATGGAGAGCCTACCGTATTGATGCTTGAGGCGATGAAAAATCAGATAAATAAAATCTCAGACTTTGAATATCGCGCAATGATTGACTACTACCGAAAAGAGGTGAAGCGATTGAAGAAGGAAAAGCTAATTAGGTGATATGGAATTATGCAAAACAGACATGCAAGCATTAGAGCGCCTTCTCCGGCAATGCTCTGATAAGATTGAGAAATACGCACCGAAAACATCTCCCGATCAGGATTTGTGTCGTAGGTGCAAGAAGTTTATTAAGAAGTTGAACAATAAAAATAAATAGTCATGGCAATGCACACATGGTTTATATGTAAGATCCGTTACGAGAAGGTAATGGAGAACGGGATGAATAAGAAAGTGACAGAACCTTATCTGGTGGACGCACTCAGCTTTACGGAAGCGGAAGCCCGCATCATCGAGGAAATGACACCGTTTATCTCGGGTGAATTCACAGTATCAGATATCAGTCGTGCCAACTTCAGTGAATTGTTCCCCAGCGAAGAAGAAGCTGCCGACCGCTGGTTTAAGTGCAAACTGATTTTCATTACCCTGGATGATAAAAGCGGTGCCGAAAAGAAGACATCAACCTATGTACTTGTACAAGGTGCCTCAACAGAGGATGCAACTACCAAGTTACATGAAGGGATGAAAGGCACGATGGCCGAATACCGTATCGGATCAGTCGTTGAAACTCCAATCATTGATGTATGTCCTTATACAAGTGATAATTAGGTGGTTCATGTTCGATAAGATGATAATAAAGGCAACTGTTGATATTGCCGATATTGACACTATCGTTCTTCGCAATTACCTGGAGCAATGTACGGAAGGTGATGAAATCTATTATAAGTCGACGGCATACGCCAACTTTGACGGCTGTTTCATTGAGATCAGAGGCAGTAGACTACGCTGTAAGTGTTCTATCTGCAAGTTATGGAGTAAAGGCCGTACCGGAAAACTGGACAACAGTCGCCCGATGACCTTTGCGATGGCAGTCCGGACAATCAGGGAGCTTCTGCTAAGGCTTTCGGTAAAGCCGGAAAACGCTGTAGTTACCTACTACGAAATCGGTATCACCATGAAGATGAAGCTACCGGCGGACGAGTATATAAAGCAGGTCCGGGAAGCATCCGGCCGGATACTATGGAATGATGCCAACTACCCCGAAGCCAAACAGAAGACAACGGAGAAAAGCAAATATTTCCGTAAGGTGCTAAAGATTTATGATAAGACCTTTGAAGCCGGTGAAAAGGGGCGCCGGGTTGGTGCCAATATATTGCGCATTGAAACGGTATACAAACATCAATCCGTCCCTTTGACTGAACTAACCGATAATTCCTTCTTGTCCAAAGTTGGCCGCATCTTCTACAAGGACTGGTCAGAGATAAACTTTGTAAGAGAGTTGTCCGCTATGAAGGGTGTAAAGATGTCCCAACTTGAAAAAGCGCGTGAGATACAACGTATAGGCGTGACGCGCTACAAGGAACGGTACAAGAAGATGTATCTGGATGGTGCGCTCACCAAAAAGCAATGGGAGACGATTCGGAACTTCGCCCGGATCTGGCCCACGGAACGTGAAAAATATGTGGAAGAGGTGGGCGAATTGGAGCGTGAATTTAAAGACCGTCTTTTAGCGAGTTACCAGGTTGGGATATTTACGCCAATTCGTATAAAAAGATAATTGATTGATAGTCAGCGAATTATATAGAAAGTTAAAAGCACCTTATGGTGCGTGTGTAATCGTTTGATAATAAACGATATACGCTTTAAAAGTATCATTTTTAACGATTTTCGGCAACTTGTCCTATACAGCCCGCAGGGCTGTCGGGAACCGACATTAGGAGGCTGAAAAATAATAATTAAATAATTTAGTATATGAGTCACGTGATAGAAGGCAAAATATTAGTGGCGTTGCCAACCACCAATGGACAAACGAAGACAGGAAAAGATTGGGAAAAGAAAGAGTTTGTCTTGGAAACCTCGGAACGTTTCCCCATCAGGATACGATTCTCCATGACCAGCTTCGACGGTCCTGTAGAAGACGCTCCATCAGTCGATGAAAAGGTAAGGGTACGGTTTACCGTAGAAGCCCGCGAGATTAGCGGCAGATGGTACAACGATGTGAAGGCTTATCAAATAGAAAAGCTTGGTTAGAAATTGATATGCAGCGTCCCCCGAAGAAATATATCGTTCAGATAGATAATTTTCGGTTAGCCGAATTTCTATTCTACTGGATGTATTACGACCAACCTTGCTCTTTACTTTTCCAGAAGCCAAGGACAGAAGGATTAACCGCCGTGAAGTTGATAGTCGATAATGATGAGGCGGCTAACTTCCTGCTCAGAGCAAAGGAAAAGACAGGATGCAAACTATACACCGCAGATCAATGAAAGTAACGATTTACTGGGATTTTAGGAATGTTGATCTGAAGGACATTCCAAGAATTAAGAAGAAGATACGGGACAAGTTTAATATCCCGGACTATACTACAGTGAACGGTGAGACCCCTTGTAACATCAGAGATGAAGATATGGAACTTCTTCGGGAGTGCGAGAATAGAGGGTTTATTCAAATCAGAATTAAAAAATGAAACCAAAGAAAACTTTAATAGATGCAGCCACCGCCAACGGTAGCATGGAAAGACTGAATAAGCTTCTTTCTGCGGCACACCTCCTGCATTGTGAGGTGAGTGACTTAGTGGGAGAAGCAAGCGATTTAATGACTGATAACGGGCTTCTGATAGGAGAACTAAAGAAACTACATAATGACTTCATCAGGGCATCTGATAGGTACTTTAGAGAGTTCCAGACGCTTGTCGTGACGGATAATTCTAAGATGGCGATGTTTTCGGACTTAGACGAGTTTAACGAAATGCTCAGAAAGTGGGCGAAAGTGTCTGCGGGATGGAAGGTAAAGGAGGTTGAATCATGAAAAACATAGAATTATTCAACGACCATTTTCAAAATTTCAAAAGATATTCCATCCCTAAAGCTCAACTTATAATTGCTGACCCACCTTACAACCTTGGCAAGAATGCCTATGCGAGCAACCCGGCATGGTACAAGGATGGGAATAATAAAAATGGAGAGAGTGAACTTGCCGGGAAGGAGTTTTTTGATACAGACAAAGACTTCCGCCCGGCAGAATTTATGCACTTCTGTAGCCAGATGCTTGTAAAGGAACCCAAGGAGAAAGGCAAAGTACCTTGCATGATAATCTTTTGTGAATTTGAGGACCAGTTCCGATACATTGAACTTGGTAAAAGATACGGGCTGAATAACTACATTAACCTTGTATTCAGAAAAGATTTTTCCGCACAAGTCTTGAAAGCCAATATGAAGATAGTAGGCAACTGCGAATACGGATTATTGCTTTACCGTGATAAGCTTCCTAAATTCAATAATGACGGTCGAATGATATTCAACTGTTTTGATTGGGTACGCGATGGCGAGACCCCTAAGATTCATCCGACACAGAAGCCGGTTCCCTTGCTTCGTAGGCTAATAGAGATTTTCACCGACAAAGGCGATGTGGTTATAGATCCATGTGCCGGAAGTGGCTCAACTTTATTGGCTGCTGCTCAGTTGGGACGTAAAGGATACGGATTTGAAATCAAAAAAGATTTTTTCCGTGAAGCTAATAGATTAGTGTTATCACGTGTACAACAATCATTATTTGTATGATTCAAAACAAGAAAATATGAAACAGACATTAGAAGAAGCCGCTATAAAAGCTGCGGAGGATTGCTATGAGATGCCTTACAATGAGAATTTACTGCACATGCTTCTTATTAAGCAAGCTTTTGAATTAGGTGCAGAATGGCAATCCGGACAATCCCCTTGGATAAGTGTAAAGGAACGATTGCCGGATGAGAGCGAATTTGTACTTTGTCGAATGGTATCAAATGAAGCTATTGTTGGTGGATATATATTCGTTTCACCTGACGGGTTGCCATGTGTCGCAACTCTACCTAACTTTGAATTTGACGACTATGGTGGGTATGTGTGTGATATGTGGATGCCGATACCGAAGTTTAACTAATAACAATAGCGATATGAGTGAATTATATATACCCATAGAACGCCCAGAGAGAAATTTGGTAAACGGCAGGTTCTTGAAGGGCCACACTCCTCATAACAAAGGAAAAAAGTGGGCTGATTACATGGATATGCGTAAAGCTAAAAGGATAAAACGAATTGGAGTGAAAAATCTTGTGAGAAACTATCGAATATCCGGATGGAATGCAAAGCCTGTTGTTGCAATAAAAGATGATGAACTCGTTGGTATTTATCCTTCTGCAAGCGAGGCTGGCAGAAAAGCAGGAATATGCGGACGAAATATAATTAGTTGTTGTTCCGGTAAGCGTAAACATGCCGGTGGATATCAATGGTTTTGGGAGAATGATAATACTTGGTGTAATTTAATTAATCATGAAAAATATAAGTCATTTTAAAATAGGCGAGTGGGCAAAATTCCGTAACGAATTTCAACGGCTATTACCTAATGTCCCGATAATTGACTTACATGATGCACTGTTATCAGCTATCGAGAATAGATTGGTAATTGATATAATTGCGTTAGACAAAAGATTGCGGAATATGTATCCTGAAGAATGGGAGTGCATGTCTATGAAGGAAATAATTATTAAACATTATGGTTTGGAAGCCATGCAATTAATAGAATCAGTATTATGATATACGGATATTTAAGAGTAAGTACGGATGATCAGGACTCTGCTAATCAGAAGTTGGGTGTCTGTAAAAAAGCGGAATCCTTGGGATTATCGGTTGATGATTGGATTATTGATGATGGCATATCTGGGACGAAGGAGCCTGAAAAACGGTTATTGGGCAAACTTATGAAAAAATTGCAAAAGGGTGATGTAATAATCACATCCGAGCTTTCCCGTCTTGGTAGAAAATTATTCATGATTATGCGAATATTGGAGTTCTGTATGCTTCATGAGGTTAAGGTTTATACAGTAAAAGACGGATACGAACTTGGAGACAACATACAGAGTAAGGTTCTTGCTTTTGCTTTCGGAATTGCTGCTGAAATAGAACGTGACATGATTAGCCAGCGGACTAAAGAAGCATTAGCCAGAAAGAGATTGGAAGGCGTAGTCCTTGGCCGTCCTAAAGGCAGAAAGAGTTCTCCTGACAAATATAAATTGTATGGGAAAAATGCCTTGATAAAAGGATTGATTGACGAAGGCATATCACAGCGTAAAATAGCAAAAATATGTAAGGTTGATAGAAATACGCTTGCAAGATTTTTGAAATATGAACTATCAATTAGAGTAAATCAAGATAGATATGAATAAATATAAAATATTTGAAGATGTAAAAAAAACAACTGGAGAACACCTTTGCGGCTCCAGTTGTACCATTCTTATTCTTCAACTGATAGTGTTAAAATATGATTGGCTGGGATAGCAAGCCCAACTCCATCTATTTCGACAACAATTCTAAAAGAAGGAACCTTCGTGTTGAATTCTGCTCTCAGAAGAGTGCCTGTTACAACTTCGCTTGGAAATCCTACTGCTTGGAATTCAATCTGACATTTTTTACCATAAGAGTCTATTAACTCTTGCTGATCATTAAAATTGATAACTCTCATAATTGTTTTTTTTAGATAATAATTCAACAAAGATACGCAAAATATGGTAATAGCATGGTTTTCTTGCGGCGTAACATCCGCAGTCGCTTGTAAGATAGCGTTGAGCCTGTATGAAGATGTGCAGCTCTATTATATTGAAACAGGCTCCGGACATCCTGATAATGCCCGATTTCTTGTAGATTGTGAAAAATGGTACAATCAATCTATCCATATTATCCGAAGCGACAAGTACACCTGTGTGTCTGATGTGTTGCGAAAGGGGTATATTAATGGTGCACATGGTGCTGCTTGTACTCTTGAACTGAAGAAGAAAGTCCGGTATAAGTTGGAAAAAGAGTTGAAAGAATGGGATGGACAAGTATGGGGCTTTGATTACGACCCGAAGGAGATAAACCGCGCCATCCGGTTAAAACAACAATATCCAGATACAAAGCCACTATTTCCACTAATTGAAAAGCAGATTACGAAATCTGATGCAATGGGAATGCTTTGGAAAGCCGGTATTGAAATCCCCGCCATGTACAAGATGGGCTACAATAACAACAACTGCATTGGTTGCGTGAAAGGTGGTATGGGGTATTGGAATAAAATTCGGAAAGACTTTCCAGAAGTATTTAACCAAATGGCGCAGATTGAACGAGACGTTGGCGCAACATGCCTAAAAGACAAAGACGGTCGCCTCTTCTTGGACGAACTACCAACATGGAGAGGCGACCCAGTGGAAGAGATTATACCGGATTGTTCGCTTATTTGCCAGATTGAGTTTCAAGAGATAATCGATAGACAGGTAAAGCGAGTTTTGAAAGGAGAAATTAGTATTAACGACGTAGCCTGAAAAGGCTCAAAACAAAGAAAGAAATGAATGAATTGTATATACCGCCTGAGCGATCTGAGAGAAACTTTATTACCGGACAATTTTTTAAAGGTTGTGTTCCTCACAACAAGGGTCGTAAAATGGTTTATCATTCAAAACGTTCCAGGGTCAGAAGCATAAAGAATCTGTCTAAAGGGCGTGGGGCGTGGCATAAGACCGGAGCAGGCATGAATAAAAAGAGTGTGGTTTTGATAAAGGATGGAAAATTATGTGGAGTATTCTCTTCGATACAAATGGCTGGTAAAATGATTGGCGTGGCTCCTTCTTTGATCAGTGCTATATGCCGGAAAGTAAGAGGCAAACATACGGCCAATGGGTACAGATGTTTTTTCGAGGATAGTAACGATTGGTATGATTTAATCAAACAGGATTATGAATAATGACAGACAGAAGATATTAACTGATTATATTTCTTACATATACACGACAGGAAAGACTTATGATACTGTCGGGAAATATATCAAGCATGTCACGGATTTTTTAGAGGTAACCAAGGAAGTGAACCGCCGTGGTTATTTGAATTACAAGCGCGAAAATGCTGATGTCATGGTGCGTCATTCATTAATGTGTTCAGCTATATGCGATCTATTATCCTTTCTCAACATCGGATATGGGAAGAGGGAAAAGACGGTGAAACCTTTGGAGAAACTTGATGTCATTTCGGAGAAGAACAAGAAACAACTTCATGATTTCATTATATGGCTGACCGACAACAATGATTACTCATCTCATACAGTTGATATATATTACACATCGATGAAGAAATATTTCGAGTATGCCAATGAAGTCAATATGGATAATTGCAGGAGGTTTATAAAAAGTCTTGAAGAAGAAAAATTATCTCCTGCTACCATCCGTTTGCGAATTACGGCAATCGAAAGGTTTTCCAAGTGGATGAAGAAACCTATAGAACTAAAGCGTCCCAAAATAAAGCGTAAACTGGATGTAAACAATGTGCCTACCGAAGATGAATACAACCGGCTGTTGGAGTATCTTAAGACAAAAAATAACAAGGATTACTATTTCTTCGTCAAGGTCCTGGGTACAACCGGTGCCCGTCTGTCGGAGTTTCGGCAGTTCACGTGGGAGGATATTATTGCAGGGGAAGTAACCCTGAAGGGAAAGGGTAACAAGTACCGTCGCTTTTTCTTTCAAAAACAGCTACAGCAAGAAGTGAAGGCTTACGTGAAAGAATACGGTAAGACCGGGCCTTTTGCTGTCGGGAGATTCGGACCGTTGACTCAAAGAGGTTTTTCGCAGAACCTGAAAGCATGGGGTAAACATTGTGGTATCGATCTGAAAAAAATGCACGCACACGCTTTCCGGCACTTCTTTGCTAAAATGTTCCTGAAGAAAAACAAAGATGTAATTCAATTAGCAGACCTTCTTGGTCATGGCAGTGTAGACACAACAAGAATCTATTTACAAAAGAGTTATGACGAACAAAAAAGAGACTTTAATAAAAACGTTACGTGGTAGCGTTGATCAACTGAATGATCTGGTAGAATTGACCAAAGGGATTTGCGTGTATGATGATACCGGGCATGTCGATAATGATTTTCTTTTGGAGGTTCTTTCCTGCATCGGTACTTTCATGGAAGCAAGTAATATGGTTGTTACGAGAATATCTTCATTGTTAGCCCCAGATGCTCCGGTTGATGAAAAGAAGAAACAGGCTGACGAAGGTAAGAAATGGAATGTGGAAGAAATACTGAAACATTGTACTCTTGAGGATAGTGTTCTCAAACTTCCGAAAGTACAATTTAATAAGAAATCCTATGCTGAAGCAAAGAGATGGATAGAAGAAGCCGGCGGCTCATGGCAGGGAGGTAAGATACAGGGCTTCACATTCCCGTTTAATCCGGAACGTGTGTTTTCCATACTGAAAGAGGGTAAAAGGTGCAACCTTCAACAGGATTACCAGTTTTTTGAAACTCCGGACGATGTTGCCGACTGGCTGGTTATGCTTGCCGGAGGGATACATGAGGATGATACGGTACTGGAGCCGAGTGCCGGGCGTGGTGCTCTTGTCAAGGCTATTCATCGGGCATGCCCTTCTGTGATAGTTGAGTGCTATGAATTAATGCCAGAAAACAGAGAGTTTCTTCATACACTTGATAACGTAATATTACTTGATGAAGATTTTACGAAAGATAGTGTAGGTAGTTATACTAAGATTATTGCAAATCCTCCGTTTTCCGGTAATCAGGACATAGAGCATGTAAGACTTATGTATGAACGTTTGGAAGAAGGTGGCACACTTGCGGCCATCACTGGACCACATTGGAAAATTGGGACAGAAAAGAAATGTGAGGAATTTCGCACTTGGCTTAACTCTGTTGGTGGGAAAACCTTTGAAATAGGTGTCGGTGAATTTAAAGAGAGTGGGACAACTATTGCTACTATAGCAGTGGTAATCCAGAAATAGAGTAAAACAGAGATAGAAAGGAATATTATGAGAGCAATAAAATTTAGAGGTAAACGTGTGAACGGGGGTGAATGGGTTAAAAGCATGACCATTTCTCATGGTTCTATTAAACGAAAGATGTATGAACTATTTTTTGAAATCAGTCCTGATAAGTGGGTTGGTGTTATACCTGAAACTGTAGGTCAATTCATAGGTTTACTTGACAAGAATGGTAAAGAGATTTACGAAGGTGACATAGAATAAAAATGAAGAAAATAGTCACTATAAAAATCGAGGTGGATATGGAACACCCGGCACGTGAAGAATGGGAAAAATCTAAAGATTTCGTTGATACTGAAATTGATGATGTGCTTGATCACATCCGAGATTTTACCCGACCATATAAGAAAGAAAATGGACGTTCATCAAGTAAGGCTACAACATACAGTGTAGATATTCATAATATCAAATAGAGTAATACTAATGAGAAATGAAGAAAATAATGTTCAATGATAAGTACGGCTTAACGCAGGCTGTGCTAAATGGTCGAAAGACTATGACAAGGCGTATTATTACATATCCTTCAAAATTAAGAGGTCAAAATGTAGCTGGATATTTTGTTTGCAGAAGACCTTCTGGGGAGCTTGTCGAAGTGTGTCTGCATGATGAAGATGAACGCATGATTGATGGCGGTCAAATATTTCCTAAATTTCAAGTCGGAGAAGTGGTCGCTATAGCACAGAACTACAGGGATTCAGGCTATGCCCCAGACTCATTAGATAGACATCCGAAAGATTTGAGTATTCGAGGTCTCATGAAAGATTCCGCAGGCTGGAATAACAAGATGTTCGTTAAATCGTATGCTTGCAAACATCACGTCAAGATAACCAATGTAAGAGTAGAGCGTTTGCAAGATATATCCGATGAAGATTGCTTGCAAGAGGGAGTTTTCGAATGGGATGCTGGACAAAAGGATGTTCCTTTTTACTCATTTACGGGTGCAGATATACCCGACTACAGTAATCCTCGTGATGCATTTGAAGAATTGATAGACAAAGTATCGGGCAAAGGTACGTGGGATAGTAATCCTTTTGTTTGGGTTTATGAATTTAAACTGTTTGACTAATAATAAGAATAGTAATGAATAAAAAGGAGCAACAAGCAATCGACTTTCTTCGCAGCATGGAACGTGACGATCCTATGTGTTTAGGCTTTTCTGGCGGTAAAGATAGCGTTGTTATTCTCGACCTTGCAGAGCGTTCCGGTATAAAGTATAATGCTTCTTACGCAAATACTACCGTTGATCCGCCCGGTACAATCAGTTTCATAAAGAAGAACTATTCACAGGTTCAAATACTTCATCCAAAGAAATCATTCTTTCAGTTGGTTGAAAGCAAGGGACTACCCGGCAGAATGAGACGTTTTTGCTGTGAAAAGCTGAAGGAGCAATACGGTATCGGTCAGCGCACAATTGAGGGAATGAGGGCAGAAGAAAGTCAAGCGAGGGCATTATATGAGCCAGAACAATGCGATGCACGCAAATGGATGAAAGGCGCGAAGCACATTCTACCAATTCTTAACTGGTCAGAAACAGATGTTTGGAACTACATCCGAAAATATGGACTACCATATTCTAAATATTACGATGCACCCTACAATCTTTCTCGTCATGGCTGTGTTGGTTGTCCCCTTGCAGGATGCAAGCAGATGCAGACGGAATTTAAGATGTTTCCCGGATATGCCCGTAGAATGATAGTCGCCATTGAACGATACATGAACAATAAGCCTAATAATGCACTTGCTAAGAATTTCAGTGATCCGTATGAAGCCTTTTACTTCTACATCAATGAAATGCCAATGCAGGACGTTAGGCGGTTGAAAAAGGGACTCTTTCACTTTAATGCGAAGGAGGTTATACAGAAAGAAATTTTAAATCGAATAGAGTAAAACATACAAGAAATGAAGAAAAGTAGTATGAAGAAAAAGAGACAACAAAGAAGACTTTACTTAGAGAAAATAAAGTCTTCCTGTAAAAAGAGAAGTTATGCCAATAGAAGTGAATATTTGGACAAACTTCTAAATGGCAAGGAATTCGGGCTAATACTCAATCCCTAAGGCTTTAAGGCTGAATTGTTCTAAGTGCCCACAATTTTCACAAACAGCAACAGCAACAGGTATATATTGGAACCTGCCATTTACATCTATTCCGGTTGGAGTTACATTGAAACCTGAAACTAAATAAAGCTGTTTCTGTAAACTTAATCCAGCCTTGTGGCACATTGGACATGGAATTTGATTATCACAGCGTGATAATAGAGTTTTGGCTATATGCAGCCGCTAAAATTTACGGAAAAGAAATTTATACATAATATTAAAATGCAGAACAATAGAGAAAAGAAGCGCAAGGGCCCGGCAGAAGAACGTAAGCCGGATACTACAACCAACGTGAGTAACCTTGATGAAATCATTGCTCGGCAGCGGGAAAGAGAAAAGAAACTCTACCCCATCCGGGTATCTGGTACAACGGTGATCTATGTTACCAGGAATAAGGCTAACTCACAGTATGCAGAAAAATATAAACGTGATAAATTGATGAGGCTATAACGATGAAGAAGAAAAGAATATCTATACGATTTGATGATCGTACCCTAATGCTACTGGAAGAATTATCCAGTAAAACAGGTGCTAAAACTTCTGTAGTTATCCGCTCTTTGATCATGAAGGGCATTAACGACATAATGGACGATACAGGTAATTTTAAAATTAATGAGAAACAGATACAAGAAGAGTAAATTTTATCCGGTTATTGCCGGAAGTATAGCCCGCAATTATAATAAACTGCGAGCCTTATGCTTCCGGCAAGTAATTGGATACTTTGATTCTCGCAGCGACGAAGACATCTTTCAAGATACAGTCCTATACGTTATTCAAGATGAAGAATCATTGAAGTGTACTACTGATGAAGACCTGATAAGACATTTCCTTCATCGCTACCGGATGATAGAGTTTCAGACAATACGAGATGCCCAACAACTAAAGAAAATACCCTATGCCGACTATATACAAGCCAAAGAGGAAACAACCGAAAGACAATAACCAATACAATGCCGAGCGGCGGAAGATATACAACTCTGAACGCTGGCGGCGGCTGCGTGCATGGAAATTTGCATGTAATCCGTTGTGTGAACTATGCTTGCAAGAAAATAAAACAGTACCGGCCGAGGACATCCATCATATTATTTCATTTATGAGTACGGATGATCCACAACAACGATTATTCCTTGCTTATGATTATGATAATCTGATGAGCCTTTGTAAGCAATGCCATCAAAAGATTCACAATAAATTATAAGCTATCCAGATGCTCCCTGAAATCCCGGTTCAATTCATACGTCAGGAAATAATAAAAGAACGTTGCCCGCATAGGTTTGGACAATTCACGTTTACCGGACATGATAAGACTCAAAGAAGAACGATCAATAGCTAATTGTTTTATTAGGTCATTCCTCTTTATACCAAACTCCTGCATCTTACTTTCTATCCATTCAACCGTAATATCATCTACATTCAAAGAATATGCCACCGGGATAATCTTTGAATCCGGATACAGTTCTTTTCCTCGCTCAATGAGTTGCTTTTGGTTCAGTATATATCCGTTTATCAATCTCGACTGAGTGACCTTTACCGTACCGTCTTCCAATGGTTCAATATCTATCCCCATTCTTCTGTAACCATTAATAAATTCTTTTTCCATACTTTTTCTATTTTAGAAAAGAAAGAAAAAGCAAGGGGCGAACCCCTTACTTAATTCTAATCTCTTTTACGTTTGTCATATCGTAGATTGCAAGCTGATTGTTTTCCTTTGCGAACTCTATCGCCTTGTCAATCTCCGAGTTTTTAAACACCTTTACGCTGTCGAAGTAGTAACGTTCGCTTTCGGTCTCGAACCATCCGCCAACCGTTTTACTATGTTCTAAAGCATGATTAATAACCCCGTTCAAACTCTCTTTTCCGAAACTGTTTTGCGTTTCTTGATACGCTACTGAAATTCCGTACTTAACAGGTTTCATTGTCTCAATGTTAAGAGTAAAACCATCAGGATTGATTAGTGAGTATTCCCAAACTCCATCGATTAATTGTTTCATAATGTCAAATGATTTAAAGCCCCTTGCTTTAACTGTTACAAAGATAATAAAGTTATTTGCTTTACGCAAACTTTTAATATAAAATATTTGCTTTACGCAAATAAATAGGGATTTCCCTATTTTATCTTTCCGTGGAACAAAGTGTTAAAAAATCGTGGAACATCGGGAGGGGGAGGGGGCTTTTTTTTTAAGTTTTTTGACCTCCGAAACCTCGCCCCACCCTTCTTCACACGCACGCCACTTTTTCAAATTTTGAATTTGTTAATTTATTAACACTGTTTCTGTCCGACAAAAGAATGGTTAGTCAGAAAAATCTAATCAATATGGTAAAGTTTAATATGCCCGATGGATTATCGGATGAAACGCAAAAATTTATGCGGGATGTAGTCAAGGAACTAAATAAAAGAAAGATTATACAAAGCATTGATCTGGGAGCGCTCCGAATGCTCGCTACCAGTTACGAGATGTATTTACAGGCTACAGATATTTTGCTTTCTGATGGCCCTGTTGTTATGATCAAATATGAAAGGGCTGCCAATCCCGCACAGAATATTGCTACTAAAAATTATGCTCAAGTCATGAAGATCATGACAGAATATGGCCTGACCATTAAAAGCCGGGGAAATATCAAGGAAATGAAATCAGATAAGGAAGAAGAATCTCCATTGGACAAGTTTATCAAAAAGGCTCCGGGAAAAAAGAAATGAAAGGCTATTATCAATATGCTGCTGATGTACGCGACGGTAAAGTGGTAGTGGGTGAATTCATTAAGCTGGCCGTAGAACGTTTCTATTCCTTATTTGACCGTGATGATATCGAATTCCGTGAAGAATGTGCGGATTACGCTATTGAATTTATTGCCTTACTCCGCCATTATACGGGACGCCATGCCGGTATGTCTTTCGAATTATTGCCATGGCAGAAGTTTGCAGTGGCTAGCATTTACGGATTCTATAAGAAAGATGAGGATGGGGCCTGGTGCCGACTAACTTCATTTGTGTACATAGAGATGGCCCGCAAAAATGGCAAGTCCGCTTTTGCTGCTGCTCTTTGCCTTTATCATCTTATTGCTGACGGTGAATCTGCGGCCGAAGTATATTTGGCCGCCAACTCTAAAGACCAGGCTAAGGTCAGTTTCAAGATGTGTCGCAACTTTGTCTCCGGACTTGATCCAAAGCATAAATATCTGGAGTCATTTCGTGACCAGATCAATTTCGATAAGACTCTATCTTTTCTGAAAGTTCTGGCTGCTGATTCATCCAAACTGGACGGTCCGAACCCTTCCATGTTCTTGCTTGACGAGTATCATGCCGCAAAGAATTCAGGTCTAAAGGATGTATTACAATCAGGACAGGGTATGCGGGACGATCCAATGGGGATCATAATTACTACAGCAGGCTTCGATAAGTTAGGACCATGTTATCAGTTCAGGGACATGTGTACAGAAATTTTGAAAGGTCTAAAAGAAGACGATACCATATTCGCATTGATATACTCGCTGGATGAAGGGGATGACTGGAAAGATGAAAAGAACTGGGCCAAAAGCAACCCGAATCTTGGAGTGACTGTCAAATCAAAGTATCTGCGTGAACAGGTACGTAAAGCTATGAATTCGCCATCCGAAGAAGTCGGCATCAAAACCAAGAACATCAATATGTGGTGCGATGCCGAGACGGTTTGGATACCTGAACACTATATCTTGAACTCGTCTGCCAACATTGATTTTGATGATTTCATAAACAAGGACTGTTACATGGGTATTGACTTATCAAGTACCAGTGACTTAACCTGCGCTGCATTCATGTTCCCAACTGAAGAAAAGTATTATTTCAAGGTTAAATACTACCTGCCGGAAGTCGCGCTTCAGGAGAAGCGTTTCAAGGAACTTTATGGGGAATGGCGCAGGCAGGGATTGATAACAATCACTCCAGGAAACGTGACGGACTATGACTATATCCTCAATGACATTATGGATATCCGGGATAAGGTTTATATCCAAAAGATTGCTTACGATAGCTGGAATGCCACTCAATTTACCATCAATGCTGAGGAAAAAGGGTTGCCTATGGAACCTTTTAGCCAGGCTCTTGGGAATTTTAACCGGCCTACCAAAGAGATGGAGCGTCTTCTGCTTTCCGGGAAAGCCGTGATAGATAATAATGTAATAAACCGTCACTGCTTTCGTAATGTGGTAATGGCCAGGGACAGAAACGGCAATACAAAGCCATCTAAACAGTATGAAGAAAAGAAGATAGATGGTGTTATCGGTATGCTGGAAGCCTTGGGCGGATATCTGACATCACCTCGCTACGGGGAATTTTATTAAAATGTCCGACACTTTTCTGGTTAGTGTAGAAAAGTGTGATATGAACATATTCGGATACAATTTTGAAATAAGGAAAGCTTCAAAACAGGAAACATCCCGTATTCCTGCGTGGAGCTACTCCGGTGGACACGCTCCCTTGCTGAGCCGTAGTAAACCTATGCTGCTGTCAACGGTTTACCGCTGTGTAGACCTCATATCTGACAGTGTGGCGGTGCTTCCACTTAAGACTTATAAACTTGACAGGGATGGATTCAAGCGGGAATACAAAGAACATCCGGCTTATCACATACTGGACTTGGAACCTAATGAAGATATGACGAGGTTTGTGTTCTTCAAGACGCTTATGGCTTCCGTCTTATTAACAGGGAATGGATATGCATATATTGAGAGAGATAGTAAGTTGGATGTCTCTCAACTCATTTATATGCCGACATCCCATGTTTCCGTAGTTTGGGTTACTGACGGCAAAGGCATCATGCGAAAACGCTATCAGATTACGGGGTTTAAAGAACTTGTCGAACCGAGAGATATGATCCATGTTCTCAATTTCTCATACGATGGCATTATAGGTGTTTCCACTCTTACCCATGCCCGACAGACTCTTAATATCGCCACGAGTTCGGAAGAACACGCTGTGGGATTTTTCAAAAACGGGGGAATGTCCGGAGTCCTGACAGTCGAAGGTTCTCGTCTGGATAAGACTCAAAAGGATCAGATATACCAAACCTGGGAGGAACGAATCATTAACCATCCCAATGGTATTGCAGTGCTGGAGGCCAATATGAAATACCAGCCTATTACTATTAATCCCAAAGATGCGCAATTGCTTGAGTCGAGACAGTTCAATGTAGTTGATCTTTGCCGCTTTTTCTCCGTATCTCCTGTGAAAGCATTTGACTTGTCTAAATCAAGCTACTCCACTGTTGAGGCTACGCAACTCCAATATCTGACGGATACCGCGCTGGCCGTGATAACAAAGATTGAGCAGGAAATCAACAGGAAGGTATTCTTGCCGGTAGAACGAGGCAAGGTACTTGCAGAATTCGACACATCCGCCATCCTGCGCACGGATAAGAGTGCGCAGGCTGCCTATTGGAAGGATTTATCTGTCATCGGTGCTGCTACTCCGAACGAGGTCCGCCGGGAAAACAATCTCCCTAAAATTGAAAATGGTGACAAGGCATTCGTACAGGTGAATGTGCAGACCTTAGATAACGCAGTTAAAGAAATTCCTGCAAAAAATGAAGAAAATTCAAGAGTGTCCGACAATTCTGTGGTTAGTGTGTAAAAGCTAAGATTATGGACGAAAAAAGAGAAATCAGAAACACGGCTTTTCAGGTGCAAGTAACCGGAGAAGAGGAGGAAAAACGGACTGTAGAGGGCTATGCTTTACTGTTTGGTGTATCTTCTGACGGCTTGTCCTTTGAAGAAGTGATTGAACGAGGAGCTTTAGACGGAGTTATTGAAAAAAGTGATGTGTTTGCATTGCTGAATCATAACCAAAACAGGGGAATACTTGCCCGGTGTACAAATGGGAAAGGATCACTAAGTTTATCAGTCGATAGCAAAGGTCTTAAGTATCGTTTTGAGGCACCTAAAACAGCACTTGGAGAGGAATTGCTGGAAAATATCCGCCGGGGAGAGATCAGTGTGAGTTCCTTCTGCTTTGATGTGAAGAAAGACGCTTGGGAAAAGAAAAGTGACGGTGTATGGAAACGGACAATCTCTAAGATAGGGAATCTATACGACATTGCTCCTGTGTACAATGCCGCATATAGTAAGACTTCGGTGTATATGCGTGGTAAGGAACAGGCAGAAGCGGAATTTGTCCGCCAAAACAATGAAAATTTGGAAGAGTATTACTCAAATATTGAAAAATCATTAAACATTTAAATGTTATGGCTAAAGAAAAAAGTATCACAGAGTTGAAAGATGAGAAAAAACAGCTTTCTACTCGCTCAAAAGCTATTCTTAAAGCAGCTAAAGGCGAAAAACGCCAGTTAACTGCTGAGGAAAATGAAGAATTGGGAGCTAATCAGGTCCGTATGGCGGAAATCAATCTTGAGATTGAGGAACACGAAGACATGAATCGTCAACAAGGCCGTAAACATCAGCCACAAGGCGGTAGATTCTCACTGCGCCGTGCCATTGCCAACATGGTGGATGGAAACCAGCAGAATGATGTGGATGCCGGTGTTATCGATGCGGCTACCACACTGCATAACCAGTCAGGTGCTCAGATGGCCGATAAACGTAGTATCGTAGTGCCGGTAAACATGGAAAACCGTGCGGCATTTACCGCTGCAACGGAAGCCGCTACAGGTGTTATCATCGACGAGGAACAACAGGAAATGTTGTTACCGCTACAATCTGCATTGGTTTTAGCTCGTGCCGGCGCACGTTTCATGACTGGTCTGCAAGGCAACATTTACTGGCCGTCATTCTCCGGTGCGAATGTATTTTGGGAAGATGAAAATGCAGAAGCTAAGGATGGCGCCGGGAAATTCTCTAAAGGTAATGTGTTCAAACCACTACGATTGACTGCTTATGTCGACATTTCCAAACAGTTACTTGTGCAGGAGAATGCTTCTGTAGAAGCATATATCCGTCAGGCTATCGCTGTAGCCATCGCGCAGAAGATAGAGCAGACAGCTTTCAGCAAGAATACCGGTGTGGATAATACGCCTGACGGTATGTTCCACACCCTTGATGCAAATATCAAAGGTGATATGACATGGGCACAGATCGTTGCGATGGAAACTAACGCGGATACTCAGAATGCATTGTTCGGTAGCTTGTCTTACATTCTGCACCCGTCACTTGTTGGTAAGGCAAAAACGAAAGTTAAAGATGCATCCGGTGCCGGAGGCTTTATCTTTACAGGTAATGGCGATGGCCAATTGAATGGTTACAAAGCGCTGCGGACAAACAACCTGCCGAAAGGGCTTGGTGAAGGTGCTGATGAATTCGGTATTGTTTTTGGCAACTGGGCAGACTATTTCTTGGGACAGTGGGGCGGCATTGAATTGCTTGTAGATCCGTATACCCAAGCTCTGAAGGGGACGGTAAGACTGATTACCAATTCTTACTGGAATATGGGATTCATCCGTAAGGAATCATTCTCTATCGCGTCTTTGAAGTAGTATGGCATACGTCGACTTAGAGTTGGTAAAGAAGCACTTGAATTTAGAATCATCCTTTACGGAGGATGATTCTTACCTTGAGTCTTTGATAGAGGCAGGTGAAGAGAATATTGCAAAGGATTTGTGCGTGACAATTGAAGAACTTGAAACTATAGGTGGCGGCTCTAAAATCCCTGCACCTCTCCGGCACGCTATTCTGCTTACAATCGGCACTTATTATAGCAACAGGGAAAGCGTATCCAGCGTCAGACTTCAGGAGCTTCCTCGGGGAGTTAAATATCTGACATCACTTTATCGAAACTTTAGCCTATGAGAGCCGGATTACTGAAAGAGACTTTGATTTTTGAGGCGTTGACAAAAGAGAAGACGCCATCAGGAGCCATTAGCAAGGAATACAAAGAAGTATTCAAGTGTAGGGCTTACCGAAAGAAACAGTCCATCATAACCGGGGATGAGAGTGCAAAGGAACAGTTTATCGGACAGATGACCGTGATGTTGGTTCGTAAATATCCTCAGATAACTTATAATTGTCGCGTAAAGTGGGCTGAATGTATCTGGGAAATTAAAATGATTGAACCTCGTGACAACGAACTTACTTTAACTCTTAAAAAGTTGAATACATGATACAGGCTTCAGTTATTGACAAAGATAGCATACTGTACTTAGTCCGTAATCTTGAGGATTTTGAGAAGGACAAGGCCATCAAGAGCGGACTTCGTTCAGCGGTCAATCTCTTTCGTGTAAAAGGCCGTAGAAATCTACGTGTTAGGTTATTGCATCATGGCAAGCAGACTAATCACCTGATGAACTCTTTCACCAATCGGGTAAAACGGAATAAGCTTGGTGCTTTGGCTGGTTTTGATCGTCCGGGAGGTAATCATTCACATCTGGTGGATAGAGGAACCAAACGACGTTATACGAAGTCCGGTGCTTATCGTGGTATTATGCCAGGTAACCAGTTTTGGACAGATGCAGAACATACAGAAGGTAACAGAGCCATGCAGGCCGTTTATGAGGGTGCACAAAAGGCAGTTCAACGAATAAATTCTCGTAGATAATGGACATGTTCAAGATAACCACTGAGGTAAGAGCTCTTTTGCTGGATAACCCCAATATTGTTTCTCTTATAGAGGATAAGATTTTCCCTGTTATAGCCCCAGAAAGTACAGAAGGTGATTTTATCACTTATCAGCGTGACGGATATAAACAGGTATATACTAAGTATGGGGTTGCAGACCAGATCCCTTATGTAAATGTCGTAGCTGTATCGGATGATTATAATCGCAATCAAGAGCTCGCAGTTTTAATCTATGACACTTTATCCGGCGACTTTCGGAATCCGGATATGCACATACAACTTGAAGACTCTACAGAGGACTTCATTGATGGCAAATTTATTCAAATTTTACAATTTTCAATTCAGCAGAAATAATTATGGCAGCAGACAAGAAATTAGATTCAAGCAAAGACATCCATAGAGGTGAACTTATGCTTTTTATCGGGGAAGATCCGATAGCATTCGGATCAAGTGCAGGACTGGATATCAGTACAGAAGAACTGGATATCTCCAATAAGATGATGGGTGACTGGGCCGGCTCTCTTGCCGGAAAGAAGAGTTTCACCATTTCCAGCGAGTCACTTTTGACGCGTAAAGAAGGCGCATTGAGCTTTGACACCTTGCTTGCGAAGCAGATAGCGGGTGATCCTCTTGACTTCTTCTTTGGTAGTGCGAAAGCATCCGATCAGGATAACTTCGGCGGCACTTTTGAAAAAGACGACAAGCAGGTCAATTATACGGGAAAAGTGATTATCACTTCTTTGTCCATCAAATCGGATAACGGGCAGATTGTTTCGGTGAGCGCGTCTTTTAAAGGTGTGGGAGCTTTGACTCCGATAGAACCGGTTGCAGCGTGACACTGAGAATTCGTTAACAAATGCATAAGGCGGTCCTATGATGGCCGCCTTTTTTAATATGAATGAATAATGGACTTGAGCATATTTATCTTTTGTGCAGGTGTTGCACTTTTAATTTTAGTTCTTATTGCTGTGTGCGATGTGAGTGTGGAAGGTCATAAAAGACCTGCCCCGCCTCGCATTCCTTGCCCGCCCAAATTGATCATGGCACCGGGAATGAAATACCAACGTCTTACCATTAAGGCAATCATACGCTGGGAACAGCTACGGGAAAAATCCTTTTCGCTGATGGATTACACGGATAAAGAAGATATGGAATCTCTACTTTATGTCATATACATCACCAGTGATAAGCCTGGATATACTTTTGAAGTCTTCCGGCAAGTCATAGCGGATGAACGGTTCATGAGTGCCATGTCCTCCGATTTGGGAAGGATTATGGAGATTGTGGCTCAATTTCAAAAGAAGATTGTACCTGACCTCGGTAGTACCGAGGGTAGCCCTGAATACATAGGTAATATTGTATCTGCTTTGATAATGGCAGGGCTGGATGCTCATTATGCTTTGAATGAAATGGAGTTGTGCGATCTGCCTCTTTACCTGGAAGCTTATGAAAGAAAACGCAAGGAAGAAATGGAAAGTTCCCGCATGTGGACGTACTTCACTATGCTGCCTCATATTGATGCAAGGAAGATGAAAAACGGTGCTCGGGACCTGATTGTATTCCCATGGGAAGAAGAAGAGATGAGAAAAGAAGCTGAACGGGCTATCAGGGAAGACGCGGCCCGGTTTGAAGAATTTATGAAAACTAAAAAGACAGATTATTATGGCGGGTAAATTGAGTTTCAGTATTGCAATTAATTTGCTTACTGAAAATTTTAAGAGAGGGGCTAATCAAGTGAAGTCCGCATTCAAATCAATGCAGATGCAGATATTGACCTTTGCGGCTGCATTGGGTGCCGGTGGCATTGGCTTGAGCAATTTTGTTTCCCGGTTCATTGATGTTGCCCGGGAAACCAATCGGGTTACTACTGCTTTGAAAAATGTATCGGGTGGAATGGCCCGGTATGCGGATAACCAACGGTATCTATTGGACCTGGCAAAAAAATACGGGTTGGAGATTAATGCTTTGACGGCTAATTATGCAAAGTTTACAGCCGCCGCGTCCATCTCCGGTATGTCGATGATGGATCAGCGCAAGGTCTTTGAATCTGTTTCCCGGGCATGTACGGCCTTTAGCATGAGCGCGGACGATAGCAATGGTGTCATGCTTGCGCTCTCCCAAATGATGAGTAAGGGTAAGGTTAGTTCAGAGGAACTCCGCTTGCAGATGGGTGAGCGCCTTCCTGTAGCATTACAGGCGATGGCAAAAGCTGCCGGTGTTTCCATAAGTGGACTTGACAAGCTGATGAAGGAAGGCAAGCTTATGAGTGCGGACGTACTTCCTAAATTTGCCGAAGCACTTAACGAGATGATTCCCGATATTGATACGGATAACCTGGAAACCTCTGTAAACCGGCTGAAAAACACCTTTACGGAACTGGTTAATAGTACCGGTGTGCAAAGCTCTTACAAGTCCCTTATTGACTGGCTTACGGGTGCAATTTCATCCGCTGCCGAGAATATCGAGAATATAGTTCTCGGAACCTTGGCGCTTATAACGGGTAGTATAGTTAACCATGCTGCGAAATGGTGGGCAAGCATATCTTCCACCACATCCATGATAGAGGCGAATGTCGCTAAAAGTAACGCTGTGCTGGTACAGGCTACTCAACAGCGTATTGCCGCAGAGGTAGCATTGGAACAGGCGAAAACACAGTCTGTCATGGCTGAGGCTAACGCCCGTGTAGCACTTGAAAAGGCACTTCAAAAAGAGAAGATGGCATCGGATCAAGTTGCCTATGCAGAGCAAAAGGCAGCAGACGCAAAGAAGATAGTTGATGCGCAGTCCACGGCTAAGGCTATGTTGAAAGCCACAAGGGAACGTGTAGCCGCAGAAATAACATTAGAAGCCTCTAAAGCTGAGGTTATCGCTGCTCAGAATGCCAATCTACAAGCGCAGACATATAACGATGCTATTGCAGCACGGGAAAGACTGGCTATAGCACAAAAGAATTTTGCCAGTGCAGAGAAGACACTTGCGGAAAGGACTGCTAAAGAGGTTGCTGCGGCGGAAGCGGCTAAAGTTGCAGCCGCAGAAGCTGCCGCAGTGAAATCACAATCGGCTTGGGGAAGATTTTGTAATGTAACCAAAGTTGCCGTGGGTAAGCTTGTGTTACAAATAAAAGCATTGTGGGCGGCATTTAAACCGATGATTATTGTTACTGCCATCACTGCGGTTATAGGAAAACTTTTTTTAATGTATAAAGAGGCTAAACGCATCCGGGATATATTTTCTGACTATAGGATTAAGGTAGAAAATGCTGGTCATACTCAAGAAATATCTAAAATGCAGCAACTCCTCAAAATAATGAATGACCGGAAACGCACACAGGAAGAAATTAATAGTGCGCAAGCTGAATTGCAGAAAATGATTAGTGGTGAAAAATTATCACAGGATGAATTAAACAAGAAAGTAGCAAGAAGAATAACACTTCTTAAAGAAGCAGCAAAAGCCGAAGTTGTGGCAAATGAGATAGCGAGCACAGAAAAAAGAAATCGGGAATTAGCAGCAGGATTAGGAATATCTGAAAAGCAATTGAGAGAGCTTGCAAAACTACAGCCATATAGCGAAAAATCGAATAAAGACAGACAGGAGTATTATGGAAAAACAAAGGAGATTCTTAACGCTAATGGGCAATCCTACAATATATTTAAACAGAACAATATAGATTATGTAACGAAAGAGTATTTGCAGAATTTACGGAAAATAACGGATGCTACTAATATACTTGCTGCTACTCAGAAATTTGTAGCTGAACTAGAAAATGAGATTGTAGTAATTCCACCTGATAATGACGAAAAACAAACCGTCCTTCAGAAGCAGCAAGAGTCGTACAAAAAACAGTACGAGGAGTTGAATGCAGAACTGGAAATAGGCAAGATCACTCAGGCGGAGTACAATAAAGCCCTTGGAGAGCTTAACGTAAAAATGTTTACGCAGGCCAAAGGAACCGGAGATAAAGAAGTTTTGGAAAGTGAATACTTTAGAAATCTCAAAACCGCCGCCGAAAAAGCTATTGCCAATCAGGATAAGAATGCCGCTCTGGTTGAGTTTGAAAAGGTTCAGAAAGATTATAATACCAAGGTGCAGGAGGCTCAGCAACAGCAAGCCAAAGGTCTTGCTTCTCAAAAGAAATTGGACGAAAGTATCATTTCCCTTTCGATTGAAGCCGCCAAGAGTGCCGCAGGAATCAAAGGGATTGGAAAGGAGGCGAATTTATTTATTGCGGTGATGCAGCTTAATGCAAAGCTACTTTCATCTCCAATAAAAATGAAGCCTCGTGATACAACGTTTGATTACAAGAAATCAAGTGCGGATATAGCCTCTGAAAATCTTGATAAGGCTAAGGAATACGCTGAAAAGCTAAAAGAGCGTTACAGAGAGTTAGGGCAGGAAATTTCTGACGAAATAGCCAATGGAATAGCTAACGTTCCCACATTGGAAGATGCTCTCAAGTTGGCACAAGTAAGAGAGGATATTAAATCATTTAGTAAAGAACTGAACGAAGGCTTATATTCCGGGATTAAGGATGTGGCAAGCAGTTCTGATCGGATGGTGAGTGCATTTGAGAATCTCCGTGATGTCATGAATGATGTAGATGCGTCCGGTTGGGAGCGTATCATGGCTGTCTGGAATGCAATGACAAATACAATTGATGGTATTATGAGTATATGTAAGACCATTGAGACATTAACGGAATTGACCAATAAATTAGCCAGGGCAAAAGAGGCAGAGGCTGCGATTGATAAGGTTGCTGCTGATGAAAAAGTAGTCAACGCTGCAAAGGGGACAGCTGCCACTATCGCCGAAACCCAGGCAGAAAAAACCGCGGCTACTACCGAGGTAGCCGCCAACACCGCTAAGGGAGCAAGTGCTGCTGGTGCGAGTGCTGCAAAATTACCTTTTCCGTGGAATATTGTTGCCATTGGCGGTGCCATTGCCGCAGCTATAGCTGCTTTTGCCGTAATCCCTAAGTTTGCAGGCGGCGGCATTGTTACCGGTGGTCCATCTTCAGGTGACAAGATTCTAGCCCGGGTTAATGCCGGAGAAATGATTTTGAACGGTAGGCAGCAATCTAATTTGTTCGAGGCTATCAATTCGGGTAAAATAGGTTCTTCGCAAGGGCAATCAGTTCATATCGGGTTCGATAAGGTGCGTGGTTCCGATATCTATCTCTCATTGAAAAACTATATGAAATCAACCGGAAAGAAATTATGAGCTATAGTTTGATTTACACAGTTCCTTTCGCCACGCTGGATAATATTCCTTGTGTGGTGGAAATCGAAAAAGATGGATATGAAGGTACACCGACGGAGTTAACCGCCGGTGCTACCCCATTTACAGTAGATATAGAGGGCGAAGAGTTTCTTTACACACCTACCCGATTTTCAACAGCAAAATTGCAGGTTGTCGGTAATGATTACCTGCAAACCTTGTTTTCAACAGAATACCGGCAATATCGGGTAACATTCAAGAAAGCTGGTGCTATAACTTGGTGCGGTTTCATCAAGCCGGAACTCTATACACAAGATTACGCATCAGAGACATTCGTCCTGGAAATAGAATGTATATCCGCTATGTCCGTATTGGAATTTATAGACTATACGACTGAGGGAGAGACTAAGAGTTTTGTATCCTTATGGCGCTTATTGCAGCGTTGTATATCCACTGCTGCCGGACGATACAAATCAATCTTTATTCCTCATGTCTACGCCTCCAATCAGGCGGCATATTCTATGGAAGAGAATGTGCTTGCAGATATGACACTGAGTGAACAGGATTTCTTCGATGAAGATGATAAGCCAATGAAGTTAAAGGAAGTTTTAGAGGAGGTTTGTAAATTCCTTAACTGGACCTGCGTCGACTGGAAGGGTGATCTTTATTTTGTCGACGTGGACCATACTGGAATATATCGCCAATACGACATCGGATTGGAAAATAAAGCAAATACCCAGGTTAATGAATTATTAGTGCAAGATATTGGATTTGCCGGCTCTAATCATTCACTGGATGTACTACCTGGATATAACAAGGCAAGCGTGAAATGTAGTAATTATCCGGTAGCGCAAATATTCCCAGATGAAGATTTTGATAGACTCAAGTTATACGCTTCACAAGATAAACAATCGGGTGATAAAGTAACCGCTAAACGTTTTTATTATCCCGATGTATACCGTTTGTTCCATTATTCTCCACAGGGGGCCGATTTGTCCGATGAACAGTTTGAGACGTATAAAAATAACCCGGACTCTTTAATGGGAGGTATGATAATAAAACGGTGCGAATATAAAATAGTAAATGGAGAACCTGAAATCTCTAACTATAATTGGGAGAATTTGATACAAGTTCGAAGAGGGACACAAAAGTCTGGAAGTAATTACACTTGGCTTTCGCGTGTTCCTATATTGACATTCAAAAGCCAATTACCCGTCGCAGCCTATTTAGATGGTGCCGTAGCGATTAGCTGTTCTGTACAAGTTACAGAGAATGACGATTTGTCAACCGATGATAAGAAACGAAATGGCTATGTACGTGCATGGTGTGAATTTTCAATAGGTGATTATTATTACAATGGAAGTGAGTTTGTAAATAGCTCAAGAATAGAACTTTTTGAAATAAAATTTCCATTAACTGATATAACAGGAGGCGGTTTTGCATCTGTTGAAAATACCAAAAAATTATCCCAGCCTTATGATGGCTTAACAGGCTATGTAATCGAATTGCCTAAAGGAAAGCCTTTAACCGGTGAGGTGAGATTCTGTATGTATCCATTACAGCCACAACCGGGAAATTATACACAGTTTTTTGCAGGGGTAGGATATTATATCAAAGATTTAAAGATGGAATATAAGCGAAGGGACGATCTGGACGATTTAACGGATAATTCAGACCGGATTTATGAAAATATTCTGAATGAAACCTACATCAACGAACTGGATGAGATTGAATTTAAAATCTCATCTTATAATAATGATGGTGTCTGCTACAGTAAAGTCATGTTAGGTAATGATTATCTGAGGGATAATTTATATAACAGCATCCTCGACGATACAATCCGTCCAGAAGAAATGCTGATCACCCGTTGCATCAATCATTATAGTGCCACCCGTATTAAACTTACCCAGGAAATAAAAGAGCGTGCGGATTTATCTCCGATAACAAGATTGTCCGACACTTTTTTGGTTGGTAAGAAATTCATTAACGCCGGTGGCTCCATAGATTATAAGATGAACCGGTTTGAATGCATTATGATTGAAGTATGAGGAAAGTAGCTATAATATCATCCACTGCGCCGGCAAAGCCCAGATCGGAGAAATATCCGGTTGGAGCTTCTGTGACGCGCACAGGTGGCGGCTCCACTGTTATTCAGGGGGGCGGTGAAGGTGTCGATATCGTGAAAAAGGATGATATCAAATCGCTGACGGATAAGAATGTGATGTCTTCGCTTCGGGCATTGAAAGAATTTATTAGTAAGGTGGACGATAGCGAGGTCTCTGCAATTGTTGACTTTCTAAAAGGGATTAAGATTGATGGCAACCTGATCAATCGCCTGTTGTTACAGAATACTGCAACCGGGGAAGTAAAAGATACCGATGTAATGTCAGCCTTACGAGTGCTGGCTGAAATTGCAACTAATAACGAGGAACTGAAAAAAATATTCCTTCGTAAGGACAAGACAGATTCCACTAATTACCTATTGAGGTTATTGGGAGGACTAGAGGTTGGCGAAGCCATAGACTCACTTATCGCGGGCAAGGGCATAATCGCGGATGATAAAGGGAGGATACAGGCTGACCGCATGGAGTTGCGGTCATCGCTGACCGTTTTAGAACTTATCTTCAACCGTCTTTCAGCTATGGAGAGTGATTATTCATTTTCCGAATCAGGCACGATTGAAAGCGTAGAACTCTTGGAAGACGGTACCTACCGTTTACCACTGCGTAAACGTTGGGAGAATGATTTCACAGCTCTTGACGAAAATGATGTCGTTTATGGCGTGGTGAATAATCTTGCTTCCGGTACCGGGGATTATTATACTTCATGGCTTCGTGTTCTTCACGTGAATACAGTATCCAATACTATTATTGCGGTCATGTACCCGGATGATGAAGTGCCGGGCGGCAAGAACTATCCGCCTGAACCGCTAATGATACTTTCCCACCGTGGCAATCCGGTGAATGAAGATCGTCAGGCGTACTGGTATCTTTCTACTCGTGAGAAATGTATCTGCATGCTCGATGGGGTTACGAAACCTATATTGGAAGAAAACAACTATGCCATTATCATAGGCAAGCTGAAGCAATTATCTCTGTTTGACAACCTGCCTATAAATTATCGGCATAGCTATATCTATTGTCGGGGTATTGCTATTCAGGACTTGTTACGCTTAGGCTATCAGGGTACACCGGTTCGCTCGGAGAACAATCGTGGTCCGTGGTCGGCATCGGATGCAGTGAACGATCCCTACCAGTCCACACAGGAAGTATTCGATGCAGTCTATCATGTTGGTTGCAAATGGATGTGTCTGGTTACTGGAACCACTCAGGAACCCAAATGGAATGCGACCGACTGGGCGATGATTGAGGGCAATTCAGAATTGAGCCTTGTGTTCTCTTCCAATAACGGCTATAACTTCTTTGCCGGTAAAGTCGATGCGGAATTTACCCCTATTCTGTATTGGGGCTACAATGACATCTCATTAGATGTCTCGCCTGGTGATTGGTCATGGACCCGTGACAGCGGTCAGGTGACGGAAGATAACGCCTGGTCGGTCGCTCATGCCAATAACGGGCGGGTATTACACCTGACGAATGAAGACATGCCAAGCAACTGGGGAGCTACGAGAAAAGTGAAATTTACCTGTACGGCATATCTCCGCGATGGTGCCGGAAGTATTGATATTCAAAATTATATAAATGTATGAAAGGACTTAAAACCTCGGTTCAACCGCAGCCGATCAGAACCAGTTATACGCCTCTAAAGGCGAGCTTTGGAATTGTTATTGATGGTGGAGGTAGCAAGACACAGTTCTACTATACCAATGCCAACACGTACATTCCTAACCGTGCCGTAACTCCAATGAAGCTGAGGGCGTTCCTCAATATTGTGGACCCTGATAAGATTATCAGCAACGGGGATAAAAGTAGTCAGCTGACTGTTACCTGGTATGAAAACAGTGAGAGTAACCAGATAACCTCGGAGAATAGTAATTATATTCTGAATGCCGACGGTACATTGCTTGTGAAGAAGAATGTAATCCCGACGGCACCGGTGCAGATTCTTTGCCGGGCTACTTTCATTGATACCAGGAATGACAATACTCTTGTGTATAATGATACATTCACCTTAAACTCTATACAGAAGAGTGATGACCAGCTTTCACTTAGTATCAATCAGCCATCAAAGATAACCTATAATCCCCTAAAAGATAGCCAATACATAGATATAACAGCAACCTTAAAAATGGGTAGCGAAACGGTAGCAGATGCCAACGTCGCGTATTGGTGGTATAAGGTTGAGAACGGAGAAGAGACTTTAATCAACTCGTCTGACTTGAATATCGAGTATGTATCCGGTCAGGGAGGCAAGACGCTACGTATTGATGCCGACAATACATATCTGAGCATCATCCGTTGCCGTGCCGCCTATTATACCGGCACCAAGCCTTCGGCACCTGTGGATGATACCCTGATGGCTGAGACGGCCATAGTCTATAAGATTCCTCCGATTAAGGCATTTGTATACACTCCGAATGGCAATATTATCCGTAAGGGAATGACCGGCATGACTTTTTACGTGAAGATACTGACGAACAAAGAGGAACTGACGGAAGAGCAAATCAACAAGTTCTTCTTCGTGAAGTGGTTTAAGAAGTCATCCGCTGCCGGTGCTACAGCCGTGGAGATCGGACATGGTAGTTCGGTTTTAGTAACAGCCGACAGCTTACGCCTGACCGGTGGCTTGCAAATGTCGGTTTATCCGGAAGTGTATGAGATCGGTCCTTATACGGTACTTACTACCAAGAGTGGTGATCCGATCCGTACAGGTGGCAACGAAGTAATAATAGCAAGAGGCTAACAATTTAATTTATATGCGTATGAGAGAAATGAAGTATTTGAAAGTTTCCGCCGATATCGCCCGTCGTGCCGGTGTGATTGATGTCCGCCACCGGACTGCTGACGGGGAGTTCATCATAAACGAAAGTGACCTTCGCATGGTCAGGTTCGAACCTGAGGAATATGTGAAAGGTATTGCCGGACAGGTTCTCACCGAACAGGAAGCTGCCAGGCTGATCGAAGCGGGTGGAAATCAAATTGGAGAGGAGGTCTTAAATGAAGAAAGTAATGAATTACCTGCTGAGGGTTCTTTGCCGGTTCCGGACAATACTGAGGAACCTGTGGCAGAAGACAGCCCAATTAACGGAGAGGAGGCACAAGATGAGTGATGTTGCAGGCTCTTTTTACGTCGGGATGATAATTGACGGTGATAGTGCACAGGGAAATATCCGGTCTACTAAACCGCTTGTACAGATGTACCAGAAGGATACGGGCAAATGTGTACCGGACTGGAGTGTAGCGGCCAACCAGCCCGTCATCTATCCGGTCATTCGCTCAGGCAATGAGAATGTAATCAAACCTATCGTCTCCGGAACGGAAAAGTGGCATTATAACAATACGCCTATAACGTTCAACGCTTCCGGATTGGCTACCGCTCCGGCTGCGGTAGCCGGTAAGATGCAGACCACTACTTACAATAATGGTGCTGTGAATGTACCGGCATTGAAAATAGTGGGCAATTTGGCCAGTGCTTCCAACATGGACGCGGACACTATCCGTATGGACGGAGAAATCGAAGCTTCCGGGCATAATCTTGGCTATACATCTGAGATACCGCTTGCTATCTCAGAGTTTAGTAACTCTGCCTATTACGGTTTCTTGTATCCTTCCGATGGTGGTATTATCGATGGTGATACTGCTACCGTTAAAGTGACTCAGGAGCTTTACAAGGGTGGTTCTCTGGTACCCCAAAGCAACTACTCACTGAAATGGTATAAGATGCCGTCAACTACAGCATGGTCAACAGCTAACAGCGTTTCATTGGTAGCGGATGATGTCGATTCCAAGTTGAGTGTAAGGGCTGAATTTATCATCGGTGGTGAGGTGGTTGCTACTGCCATTTGCGAAGTGAGTGATGAGACTGATCCGTTATTCCTGGCTATAAACTACAGTGGTCCGACGATGCTTACCAGTAGCGGTGCTACCAGTGAGGTTACGGCTACTTACAAAATAAAGCGGGTAGGAACGGGTGAAGAAGTGAGCGGGTTTACGTTCAAGACTTCTTTCACGAAGGCTGACGGTACGGCCTTTACACCTGCCAATGCGCCTACTACCACCGGTTGTAAGCTAACATATGCAGACGTAAAGAGTGCAGGCGGTAACATTACCGGCTATATACAAGGAACTAAATCTTGAGTAGTTATGGCTAAGAAACAGATAGTAGCATCAACTTTTAACGTTACGGCGGCTCCTGAAGATGGTGCGAAAGGGAGTCGGGGCCAGCTGCCTTATCCGGCAGGCGAATACAACCTGGATACGGATTATATCTGTACGGATATGGTTGCTCCGTATGTACTCTATGAGGGCATCTATTATGTGATGAATCAGATTACCACCTGGGTAGGTCACGGCGTTCCATCAAATATTAATAACCCTCAAAAGGATTATGCTGTAAACGGCAAGAAGGCTACCTGGATACCTTTTGAGAATTACAAGGCTATCTATGTAGAGATATTGATGGCTAACTTCGCAAAATTGGCGAGTGCTGTCTTCTCAGGAGATTATATGTTTTCCCAGCAAGGAGTTGATGCTGAAGGAAACCCCACGTCTTCCTATGAAAAATTTGGTACGGAAGAGTTTACTCCTAACCTGCTTTTTGATTTTCTCAGAGGCCTGCTCAAAGGACGGAATATAGAAGTGGACGGCGGGGTGTTTAAAAACATTCGTTCCCCAAACAATAGTTTCATAATAAAAGAGAACGGTGATATTGAGATTGTTGGTCGTATCGAAACATCATTAAACGGTAAACGTGTTGTTATTGATCCTGAGACAAATTCCATCAAAATGTATAATCAATCCGAACAGGAAGTTATGATTATGTCATTTATGGATTCCGAATGGAGTGGAGAGGTGACAAGCATACCAAGATTGCGCATGCAGAGGATCATGTCTTCTGGTGCCGTAACAGCTTTAGCCGACGTTTCTCCCGGATCAATAGCTCTTAGGTCTAAGGGAATAGATGTCTTTTATGATATGACAATCAGTCCTGTATCTGGAATTACTTTTATAAGAGATGGGGTGGTTACAAAAAGTTATCCCAGTTCTTAATTGGAATAAAATTAAACAAAACGAGATTATAAATTAAATGTTGAATTTGGGCGTTTTTCGCTATAGTTTAAACGTCCGTTAAAACTGAATAGGTATG